CATCTTTTATTAAATATTGTATTTGATTTGTATCACTTCTATATCTTATTATAACAACTACATTAGAAGTACCATCATTTAAAGATATTGACCTTGTGCTACCTCCATCAACTAAAGCTGCTATCTCAGCATACAACACACCCTCTGTACTATTTATTAAACTAGCGTTACCACTATTGTTTGCAATATCTTGTAGCCTTGTGTTTGTTGCTCCGTTAGTTGGAATGTATGAAGTAGCGTATGATTGGTCTTCTAATTGCGCTCCCCAAATTAACACTTCTGATAAATTAACAGATGCGCCTCTAAAATCTACTGCATAAAAGAAATCAGCTTCACTATGCGTTATGTCAAATCTTTGCCATTGGTCTGTTAAATCAAACAAAGAATTAGTGTCAGAACTAGTATTTAACAAGTGTATTTTTCCTGTGCCACTTATTGTTCTAGCATATATAGATTTTCTTTTTCCTGTGTTTATTCCATTATATCCAGCAATATGAGCGTTTCCACCTGTGCTTACTATTTTACTAGCAGTATTTGTACCATCTGGAGCAGTAAACCCTGTTGTAATAGAAACATCAGATATATTTGAAAATTGGCTAAAATCCTCACTATAAGTTATCAAGTTCGTACTCTGTGGCTCTAGCAACCAACTTCCACATCCACTATCTGGTACTACTTCTTGACCAGTAACTTCTTTTACAGATACGTTGTCTATTGTTATTGAACCACTACTATCACTAAAATTAAAATAAAATGTAGTTAAATTTGAACTAAAATAAAATGTATGAACACCAATAGTTGAAGGCACTATTGTATATGCAGCACTTCCAGAATTATTTGTATAAACTTTTAAATCTGATGTTCCTACTTTTTCAGTTATTTCATATTGTAGTTTAAATTGAGAAGTTGTTGGAGATGTAACATTTGGTTGATTTATTCTTCTATTACCACTTCCTCCATTTATTGTAACACTATTATTTGAAAACGTTGCTGCCCCATCGGGATTAAACCAATTAGCACTTCCATTACTAAAATCTCCATTTACAACTAACTCACTTCCTAAAGTATCTTGATAACTAAACCCTTCGTAGTTTATTCTTGGTATGTTTGTATCGTCTGTTATTTCTTTTAATGAAACACTATTTAAGGTTATATCTACATTTGCAGATGCTCTGTAAAATTTTACATTAGTGTTTGATGTTGGTGAAATTATTCTTGTATTAATACCAGCAGTATTAAAAACTTGTTGAGATATACCACCTCCATCTATTTTTATACTTCCGCTTGTTGCCTCCGCAACATCTACCGTTAATTGATAAGTTCTTCCACCTATCATAGGATTAGTTGATGTGTAAAATTCAGTTATAGGTGATGTGTTTAAAAACTTTAACCTTGCAGTTCCTTGTTCTTGATTAAACTCTACATAATTATTTGCATCACTATTTGCTACTGTCCAATCTTGCCCTACTTCTTTAACTGATATGTTGGTTATAGTACCTCTAAAAGCACCACCATAAAACCTTAAAAGACCAGTTGATGTTGTTGTAAAATAAAATGTTTTACTACCTAAAGATGTTGCAGTTTGATTTGAAGAACCCCCTATGTCAATAGCTAAAGTTCCACTTATATAATCTGTTACATCTAACGTTACTTTGTATACTTTTCCAGCAGTAACTCCAACATCTTGGGTAAGATTATTGTTTAAATCACTACAAGTAGCACCTAAATTACTAATAGTCCAACCATCTCCTAAACTCCAATTTTGTCCGACTTCTTTTACTGAAACGTTGTCTATTGAGTATGCTGCACCACTTATAGCTCTAAAATAAAATAGTCCATCAGCAAAAATATGTTTAAAATATATTGTAAAAGTGCCATTTTCTGTTATTGTATAATAAGTATCTCCGTTTGAGTTTATTATTTTTGCTGACCCAGAACCATTATAGTCTGAAATAGTAAAAGTAGCTGTATAAGTTTTTCCATCAGTTAAAATATTTTGAAATAACAGAGATGTTACCCCTGTTCCGTTTAGGTTTCCTGTACCACCACTAATAGTTGCATTTACTTTACTCCAATCACTATCTGTGTCAAACGAGCCATTTGTAATAAGCTCACTTCCCTCTTGTGAAAAGTTTCCGTTTAAAACTTCTTCTGTACCTATCTGTGAAAAGTCTCCATTTGAAACTAACTCTGGACTTATTATCTGTACGTTTTCTACTAAACCTTGTGCATTAACCCTAGTTGCAGCAGAACTTCTTGAAAAGTCAAAATCTCCACTTAAATCTTCTACTACTGATACGTTGTCTATTGAACCATCAAAACCACTTTGGGAACGTAATCTAAAAACATCACTATTAGATAAACCATACCCAGTATAAGTTCCGTTTTCAGTTAAACTTAAAACATCAACATTACTTCCCCCTAATCTAACTGCTAATGTTCCAGTAGTGATATTACTTACGGTAACTGTAACTTTATATTTTGTATTAGTAACAATACTTGCTTGGTCTAAATTACTTGTTCCTCCATCACAATTAGCGCTTCCACCACTAATAGTCCAAGTACTTCCAACTGTCCAATCTGAATTAGTTGCAAAATCTCCGTTGGTTAAAAGTTCAGAACCAAATATATTCTCGTTAGGCTTAACACTTAAAATTCTACCATCATCATAAGCAGTAGGTGTAAGTAATATTGATGCTTTATCTAATAAATTATCTGCCATCTTATTCTATGTTTTCTAATTCGGTTAATGTTGCAGTTGTACAAGTTACATTCTCATAATAAGTTGCTCTTGCTTGTAATGTAGTTAATAAACTAGGTATTGCACTTGGGTATGCAAAATCATAATAAATACCACCCCAACCATTTTGAACTGGACTACCCCACCAACTAACTGGATATATTTCGTTTGCCATCTTTATTTTTTATCTTTTTAAACAATATCTCCATTTTTTTAACATTGGAGTCTTTTGGTTTGTACATCTTTTTCTTCATACTATCCTAAAAATATACCTCCAGAAAAATTAGAATCTGTATCTGGACTCATCTGCTCATTCGTAGATGTATTATACTCTGGAAACAAATTATTATTATAGTCCATATAATCTAGAAATCTTCTAGTGTAAAAGTCAGCAGTCTCATTAACTTTACCCATTAAATGCACTAACTCATCCTTATCTATAGGTTGCTTATTGTCTCCAATATGCTTGTAAACACCACCATTACCAATGTTGTAAGAAGCAAATGGCAAGTAAGAACTTTGACTGAACCAAATCAACATAGGCTTTACGTATTGATTAACTAAGTTTTTATAGTTAACATTAGCAATATCATCAAGCGTATCTGTCAATATTAAGTTCTGTAGCTTATCGTATAGGTTTCCACCTAAATAGTTTTGGATATGCAAATCTTGAGCAACCTCTACAAATTGTATTAGTTTATCATCATCTGTGTTTCCAGATATAATAGACTTTCTTTTTAAGTCATTTAATGTTATAAATAATGCTTTAGTTGCCATATCTTATTTTTTATTTGTTGGATAAGCCCCTCTATCTGGTCTATCAATCATTTTTTGAGTCATCTCACTTGGATTTTTAGGTTCTTTTAAACCTTTCTCGTAAGCTGAATTAGGGTCTACTCTCTTATCTCCTTTCAACTTATATACTCTTAATTCCCAAAAATGATGACAATTTTTTCCTCCCTTGAATTTTAGCAAACTATAATTCTGTTTGTTATGACCTAACTCTTTGTTAACTCCTCTAAAAGACATCATATTAACATCTTCCTTTCTAAACACTATCTTTCTCTCTGTAAACGTTTCCATCTTCTTGCAGAAAGTTCTACTATCTGGAGATTTTCTTACAGGCATATAAGCATATCTAACTTTATAGATGTCACTATCTTCTTTAGATGACTTATTGCTAGACTTAATTTCAGCCATTTTAACCTCACTTAACTCCTCAGCATACTTCTCAGTATGTATAACCTCCCAATCATCGCTTATAATCTCTCCTAAGCCCTCTAATTGCTCTAGCATATCATCTCCTTCTTCATCAGAAAAGTCTGTTGGCTCTTCTTGAGAACTTAGTTTCTCTCCTGTTTCTTCTTCTCTCTTAATCTTAGTAGAGATGTTGTCTAGTTCTGTAAACTCTATAGGTTGCAATGTTACAAAGTATAAGTTTAAATATATTCCGTTTATAGCTAGTATCTCACAGAAATCATCTAATAAATCCTTTTGGAAAGGTCTAACAACAAAGTTGTCCATAAGTATAGATGCAGTTCTTAATTCCTCTGCATTGTTACCGAAACCTGTATTATCTTTAATACCTAATAAAATAGGAGATACAATTCCGTGTCCTAACATTATCTTCTCTCTACTCTCATCAGCTAAGAATTGATATTGTGCGTGAGCATCTGGTAAATGTATAGGGTCTATAGTTGCAGAACTATCCTTGTCTTCGTTAAAAGCTATAATTGTTCTACCTGCATTATTTGTTCCTCCAAACTTATCGTTTATTTTGCTTTCTATTATTTCTTGTGTCTCCTCTGGAGGAATACCGTTGTTGAAATTAATAAATAAACTAGGCTGTAAACCATTTTTTATATTGTTGATATGGTAGTTGGATACCTCTACCTCTAAATCACAGTACTGTAAACATCCGTGATAGTCACTAGGAGTATAATACCAAAATCCACTTTGATAAGGTTTAGATACAAATATCTCAGAAGTTTCTCTTTTACTACCTTGACCAAAAGCAGGTATTCTTTTAGGCTTATCGCCTCTCTTGTACTCAGCCCAGTTAGGGTGATAATACCAAGCTTTAATGATTCCATCTACAGCTTTCTCAGCTCTAAGCGTTTCTATTGGAAAGTGTAATGCTTTTAGTACTTTCTTTTTTGTTTTATTGTAAACAACTTGTATAGCAGCCATTCCTAGTTCCTTTCTGTCGCTTACTATTCTTTTAATATCTTTAGGTTTAAATATTAATTGAGTCTCTGCCCACTCTACAGGCTTTTCTTTACTATCAGTACATTCTAATCCTCTACCATAAATCATATCAGATATACCTTTAATACATCTTGAGTTAGTAGGACTACCTAAGTTTAAGTCTATTAATCTACCAAAGTGATTATTGTCTTCTCCCCAGCTAACCCAATTATCGCCTTTTCTCTCTATAGCTTTAGGCATCTCATAGCTAGATAATTCAACGACACTAAAGTTCTTAGTATACGTCTTTGGCTTACTTACTGAATAATTCTTTTTAATATTTATTTTACCCATTATATTGTTATGTATTTATCATCGCCATCTGTATCGTTCTCCTCGTAATAATCAGTACTTATAGTATGGTAGATGTCCGTATTTGTTTGACTTGTAACGTATATCTTATCTCTATACCATAAATTTGAACCTCTAGTCATCTCTAAAACATAAGCTCTTTCAGCAATAAACTTATCTGAAGATAGAGTTATATCTATGTAATCATTATTGACTGATGCTGTAACATTTGAAATTGTTACTATGTTGCCTGTTCCGTCTTCTCTTATTGTAGCATTGATACCTGTTGTATCTAATGTTCTAGGTAAGATAGAAAAAGTTTGTGAGCTTGATGTTGGCAATAATCTAATCATAAACTTATAACGTGTATTCGTTTTTTTGTTTTTATTACAAAAGAAAAGGTCTACCGAAGTAGACCTAAACTAAAAACATAAAGTAAACGTAAAACTATGATTGAACTACAACAGTAAATCCTACAGTTGCAGGGTCAGAGTCTAAAAAGTTTGCAGGTTTTCTTTCCATACCAGTTAAAGTTAATGTATAACCACTAAGGTCATTCATTGCTTGTCCTGTTACTATAGTACCAGCAGTTACTTGACAGCCATTTTCAAATCCAGCTAAAAAGTAATTGTCATTTTGGTCTTGAACGATAACTCTTGGTCTACCATAAGAAAGTAATTTTAATTCTTTATGGTCTTCAACAGTTAACTTCTTTAAAGTCAATTCAACTACTTGTTCGAAGGCAGTAGTTCCTGTTTCAGCACTAGACTGAATATTTTGCGTGAAAGAAGAAGCATCTCTTACTTCATACTTGTAAACGTTTGGTGTTCCAGATACAGCGTCAATAACATCTGTATTAGTAGCATCAAATGTGTAACTAGCAGTAGTAGTATCTTCAAAATTCGATAAGTAGATAGCTTTTATACCTCCAACCGAATCTTTACATACTTCTTTTCTTCCTATTGTTAAATCACAAGCCATTTGTTGTATTGGTTTTAATATCCCTCCCCATAAAAGAGGAGGGTATTGTTAATAATCATTTAATTAAGCTGGAGTGTAAAGAACGATGTCAGCACCAAATCCGTGTTGTACACCAGCAGTAAATCTCATTACGAAACGTACATTCTGACTTCCGTCTAAGTCTGACATATCTAATACTTTTACTTCGTTATGGTCAGATAATAATCCTGTTCCAAAGAAGATGTTAGAAGCTTCAGCTAAGTACATATAGTTAGAGTCTAATCCGTTTGCTAAGAATACCTCTACTCCATCAAATAATAATGAGTTGATAGCTTGGTTGTTTCCTTTTGCTTCGTAACCAGCAGCTCCTAATCCGTCAGCTCCAAATCCTCCTAAAGCTCTTACATAAGCTTTATAAACGTTTTGAGCAACGTATAATTTAACGTCTGATTTTCCATATAATGCAGAAGGCATAGCGTCAATAACTTTACCCATTTCAGCGACTACGTTAGCAGAAGTGATAGTAGTTCCTACTACATCGTTTACAGTTGAATCAGCAGTAGCTAAAGCTACTAATCCATCAAATTCTCCAGCAGTTGCAGTAGCACCCATCCAGATATTTTTCTCATTCTTCTCAGCAATCTTAGCAATAATCTCAGCGATTAAAAACTCTTGGAAAGAAGGAGGTAAGTTGTCAAATGCAGAATATCCCATAGATATTGCATCCCAGTCATCTCTAAAATCAGATTTACACAAGTTTAAGTTTACTTGGAATTCCTCTGGTTGTAAGATTTTCTCGTCTAAAGTAACAGTGTCAGTAGCAGCGAAATCACAGCTTCCATCAGCGATTAAGTCTGTGGTAGAAAGTCTCTTGATTACTTGCTTGAACTTTACATTTGGTTTAACAGTAATACCACCATTTTCGATAGTATTTGCAGATAATAAAGCTGCTGAGATGTACCCTGCTGCTTTTTCTCCTGCGTAAGTTGTTGTAATTGAAGTTGTTGTTGCCATCTTTTTTTATTTATTAAATAGTTTGTTGTAGATTGAGTCTTTCACAGTTCTACTTCTGTTTTGTGAATATAAATGTTGTTGTTTTTGCTCTACTTGAGCTTCTGGAGAATGTACTATTTCTTCTGCTTCAGCAGATAATTCAGTAACATCTTCTTTAATTTCTACTTCCTCTGATAATTCAGCAGGAACGTCTTTTTCTTCTGAAGGAGAAACGATTTCCATCATTTGACTAACAGAAGCCTTTAATGAATTTAACTCTTCGTATAAAGAATCGTATTTCTTCTTTAATGATTCAAGGTCTGAATCTTCAGAAATAACTTCTTCTACAGGAGCTTCTTCGATAACTTCTTCAGCTTGTTCTACTTTTTCCTCAGCTAGTTCAACAACCTCTTCTACAGGTGTTTCAACTACTTCTTCAGAAGAAAGTAAAATACTTTTGAAAGCATCTACAATTTCTTTTGGACTTTTCATAAATTAAAATTTATTATTAATAACTCTATAACACTAATAACTAGGAATATAAATCTTGTTGTATTTTTGATTAAATGTTTCCTATTCCTTGATTAATCATTTTTCCCTTACAACACTCTCTACTATATCTATTTCCGTCTTTACATAGACATCCTCTTCGCTTATTCTTTGGAGATGTTCTACTCCATTGCTGTTCTCTTTTTCTATTCATCTTTTAGCTTATTTAGTATTTCATTTAATATTGCTAAAGCCTGTGAGTCTTCTTCAGATAGAGATAGCTTCTCTAATTTATTTATAGCCCACTCGATACCACTTGTTCCTCCCCAGCAATCCCACATAAGACCACCACATCCTTCTGAATAAGGCACATCTTTATGTTGTTGATGTCTTTTAAATGATGCCATTCTAGCAATAGTATCTCTAGTTAGTGGCTCTCTGTTAGCTAGTTGGTTTGCTCTTTGTTTTCCAACAGGAGTACCACAACTTCCCCATCCATTCTTTTCTACCCAGGCTAAAGCTCTTTTAGCATTGTTAGTTGCAGATTGTGGATAGTCACTATAGGACTTTAATTCTTGTTCTTTATATCCTTCTGGTTTGCTATGCACCCAACCTTTTGCTGTATACTTGTCGTGTTCCTTTTTATCCATTATCTCTACTTCATCTCCAGTCTTAGGGTTGTACATAATGTGAGGATATTCTACCAAGTCTTGTTTAGCTAACTCTTGTTCTTTTTGACTAAAGAAACCTTCTATACTAAAACCAAGATATTTACCTTGTTTTACATCTTCCCATATCTCATCATTATCAATCTTCATAACTACAGCCCAAGCACCTTCTGGAGCATCTAACTTGTATAGGTTAGTTTTATCCATATTAGGGTCTTCTACTATCCAAGACTCTATAAGGGACACTCCCTTTACTGTTAGTTCGTGTTCTATAGTAGCATTATTGTTCTTTAGTCTTTTAAGGTAAAGTTCAGACGCCTTCTTAACAGTCTCTTTAGAAAACATTATCTTATAAGCATAGTCTCCACTTTTTCTAAATATTTCCTTGTCTGGAACTAAAGCTAGTCCTACTACAATTCTTTTCTCGTCATCTACAGATTTGAATTCTACTTTATGTCTACTTAAAGCTACAAAATTTTCTTCTATTGCAGGACTTTCTACTAGGGAGATAGCTTCTATTCCATCCTCTAAATTGTTTTCGTCTATTATTAATTCTATAATGTCTAAATCTTCCATAATTATTATTTTAACCTATTGTTGCTGTGTTGGATATACTTAAATCTAATTGTTGTTGACTTGTTATTTCTGATGAAACTACATACGCTTGTATTGGTTGGCTTAATTGACCAGCTATTGATTGTGTTAATTGATTTGATTGTGTGCTACCTGCTAGGTTAAAATTAAACTCTCTACCTTCTCCTTCTCCACCACTTCGACCTGCTGCTGCCCCTATTGAACCTCCACTACCTGCTGATGACTGAAACTTCTGTCTAGCAATAGCTGCTACATTTAATAAACCAGATGATATTGTTGCTGCCATAGCGACAAATCTAGCTATAGTTCCTCCTTTAGTTTCAGCAAGAACCCTGTTGGCTGCTAGGTATGTACTTATAGTTGCATTAGCTATATTTGCTGCCTTATTTAACTTAAATCTTTTTTTCTCTATTTTCTCTTGCTTCTTTCTTAACTTCTCATCATTTCTAGCTATCTGTAACTGTATTCTTTCTCTTTCGTCTTTAGATAAGTTTTCATTTAAAAGCCTTTGATTCAGCTCATTGTTTAAAGCATTTGTTTTATTTTGCTCTATAGTTAGTTGTCTGTCAAACTCTCCACTCATAAAGCTAGTCATAGCAGATTGAACTTTCATATACTGCTGAAGACCCTCTTCTAAAGTGAATTCATCCTTAATTTCATCCTTCAATGGCTTGGCTATTCCTATTTGAGAAATCTTAGCAGCTTCTGCTTTTTTAGTGTAGTAATTTTGCCATCTTATTAATAATGTTGGAAAATTCTCATCCATAATTTTCAACTGATTCTTAATATCAATATCAAAATCATCTAATTCTTGACTAGCTTGAGCCTTAGTCATTTTGCCAATTTTAACTTGGTAATCTAAGAATAATTTAAGTTTAGATTTATAACTTTCGGCTTCTTTGACAAACTCTTCCCTGTCTTCTTTATTCTTTCTTTGTAAATTTTCGATATGATACTTTCTCTCTATCTCTATCTTCTCTACTTGAGTTTTAGCATCTAGTAACTCTCTTTTCTTAGATAATTTAGCTATTTGGTCTAAATAATCTTCAGCTTCTTTATTAAATTCTTTAGGGTCTCTTATAGGAGGTAATTTGTCTTTATCACCATCTTTGTTGAATATAGAAAACATCTCTTCTCCAACTATCATTTTAGTTAAACTATCCACATATTCGTTAGCATCCTTTAGGTCTTTTTTTCTAAAATCCCTTAAAGCATCAAACCTTTGCATAGTAGAACTTTTCATATATTTATCTAGATGTGCTTTTTTTTGAGTCTCTGTCAAATTACTCTTATCTATTTGATTTTTTGTTCTATCAATGTACTTCTGTCTTTGTTTTTCTAGGTCTTCAAGCGTGCCTTCAAATGCTCCAACACCACCTTCAGCTATTCGCTTACCTCTTTCTATTTCTATTTCTACTACTTTAGATTGAGCTTCTGTTATTTTTTCTAAAACAGCTTGAGCTTTAGCATTTTTAACTAAAGACTCAGTTAATTTGTCTATATTCTCTTGAGATGTTTTTGTTAATTTACCTTGCTCATCTATTGTTAAATTCAAGTCCTTAAACTCATTGTTAACATTTGATACTATTTTCTTTTTATCTTCAAGAGAAACGTTTGTACTTCCTAATACATTTTTAAGAATCATTAATTTAGCAGCTTGACTGTCTACTAGTTTAGAAAAATCTGCTGTAGAGTCTGATGCTTTCTTAGACTTCTGACTATAAAAGTCTAAAAGAGCTGTTAACCCTTGAAAAGCAACCAATATACCAGCTGGACCAAGAAGTGATTTTCCGAACCTAATCAAAGCACCTCCAAAACCAATAGTTTTACCTGTAGCTGCATCAACACCCTTAGACATAAAAAATAAGTTTGAAGCTAATTGTTGCACGTTGTTCGCAACACCTCTAATTCCGTAAGGAGCATCAGATAAAACTCTACCAAATTCTAATGTAGCTGAAGTAGCTGCTCCTGTTTGACTAGTAAATCCTCCTACAGACTTTCCTAGTGTATTAAACTGCTTCCTGTTTATATTTACTGTACTCTCTACTTTTTTAGAAGTTACAACAAAATTACCTAATTCCTTTCTTAGTTCCTTTATAGGTACTTTGGAAGATATAATTTGATTATTTATATTCTTTAATGTAGCACTAGTTCCTCCGTCATTGAGAATTATCTTTATTTTAATATCTTTCTCTTTAGCCATCTTATAATCTTCTTTGTTTTAGGTTGTACTTAAATTCTTTCCAATTTGTAGTGGATTGATATTTTCCTTTAGCTATTAGTATATCCTCATCAGATATTAGCCAATCATCTTCATTTAATAAATCTATTATATCTTTTAGCATATTATAATGTTGTTATTGTTACTGGTCCAGCAGTGTTACTTTCATTTCCATTAGCATCATAAGATGAAACAAAAAACTTATAAGTAGTTGCACTTGTTAAACCTGTAACGCTATAAGTTGTATTTGTAGTTGTTGCTATCTGAGTAGTCGCTTGATAAACTTTATATCCATCAGCAGCAGTTCCGTCTGGATTAAAAGAAGCTAACCAAGAAAGGTCTACACTTGTAGCAGTCACATTACTACCTGTGAAATCAGTAGGAACGCTTGGAGGCACTAAATCAGTTACATCTGTAGTTTGAGTTGTTACAGTATTACTAAATCCAGAATTTGCTGTGGTTGCAAACGAATCGTAAGCTCTAACCTTAAATTGATAATTAGTCCCTGCACTTAATCCTGTTATATTGTGGGTAAAGTTTGCTGTTGCAAAATCCTCACTAGAAACATTGGAACTAAGTAAGAAATCTCCTGTAGCACCTATTCTGGCATAAACACTATATCCTGTTTCTCCTTGAGTGTTATCAAACGTAGATACATCCCATTCTAGCAATACTGAATTATCCGTTCTACTAACTACAGCTAAATTTGTTGGGTCAGTTGGTGTGCTATTTCCTGTTGAAGTAGAGGCTAGTAACACTTCAGACCTATGAGACTCAACCAAATCAACACTTAAAGATGTAACTTGAATAGAATATGTTTGCCCTGCTGTTAAGCTTCTTAATAAAGCAACAGGAGCATTAGGAGTAGAACCTGTGTATGTTATATCCCCAAATCCGTGCACAACTCCATCTATGTATGTTGCGTAACGCACAGCTCTAACTCCAGTAGCAGGTACAGTCCAGCTAATATTCATATTATCAGTACCCCTGTTAGTAACACTAATTCCATACGGAGTGTCTGGTCTTGTTTCTTCTGCAAAATTACCACTAATAAGCTCCAACTTAGATTTACCTGTTAGTAGATTTGTTTGAAGTTTATTGATATTATAATCTAAGCCATTTACTCTAAACACATCACTTAATTCATAACTCAATAATACGCTTAATGGAAGTGTGGCATTCATAGTTACTATCCTAGCAGACTTGCTAAAAGCTTTTCCTATGTATGTTTGGTAAAAGTTTCTAAATAAGCTATTTGAATTTTCAATACCTGTAAACTCATCATATTCAGAATTGAAGTTTATAGTCTGTGAGCCATCAGTATTTGAATTACTAGGTCTAAAATATTTATCTATTAAAGGATTTGAAACACTAACAACACCTGTAAAAGCAACAGGATAGGTTGATGTATTTACTGGCGTAGATACTGCAAAGTGTAGTATCGGTTTAGTTTTTACTGTGTTTTCGTTTGAGTCAACTAACCAACCATATTGAAATGGTGTTGCGTAATTTACATTACTAGGGTCTGTTGTTCTTTCATACAGAAGATGTTCGAACCCAACCTTTACTTCGTATTTTCCACCATCAGAAACAAAAGATGCTAAATCTCTGTTATCTCTAGTTAAATCTCCAAATTCATCGTTTAGTAGCTCGTTTTGGTTTTTTATTCCAAAAGTCTGAGGTTTAGCATAAGTGAATTTTATCTCTGAATATGTTGGAGGTCTTGATACGGTAGTTTCTGATATATCAACATACTTAGATACATCTATAACTTTTCCGTTAGTATAGTAAGAATTTAATGGTTGTATCATTATCCTACTTCTAGAAGGTAAAGACTCATCTCTCTGGAAAAAGGCAGTTAGATTAAACATCTTAAATATTGATTGCAGAAAATCTAGAACCTTCATCTTAGGTATTTGACTTGTAACAACAATATAAGATGCTGTAAACTCTGGAGAGTTGGGACTAGTGAAACTATAATCCTCAAAGTCATAAGAAATTATAATGTCAGTATTTTGAAAAGTAACAGCTGTTCTTTCCGTTATACCTAGAGAAGCATTAAAGCTGTTTAATGTAGAGCCTTCGCTTGTTGTAACATAGAAGTTTAAATTCCAATTTCTAGGCTCTTCAGAAGATAGTATATCGTAGTCTAACACAAGACTGCCATCAGAATCTAGTCCATTAGCGTAACCTAAAGTATCTCCAGACCTAGTGTCTACAACTCTAAGATTGTATGGTCCAGTGCCACTCTGAGGACTTATACTAAATGTTAAAGTATAACTTTTAAATCTATCTGTTATAAGACTACCTATACTTAAATTAACTCCAAAGTCTTGCTGAGTAAATATGCTTTCTGTGTCTCCTACAGCACTTTCTATAGCTCCCTTGTCCCTGTGCAAGTGTAAATAAAGCTCGTTAAAAGGAGGTGTGTCTAACCAGGTCTTGTCAAAAAATAATCCGTCATATTTATTCTCTATTGCATTTATAATGTGCCTCGCTTTTATAGATGGTTTTAAATCTCTAAAATTTATTCCATTATGTGCTGTAGTTCCGTGTTTATGTAGGTTGTTACTAGGAGTTGGTTCGTGGTCTGGATGCCCGTGGTCATTAGGGTCTGAGTCGTAATAGTAATAAGAATTACAAGATATAAATGGATAGATAATATCCCCTTCAGAACCCCCTATCATTGCATCTGTAGCTGCATCATACTTCAATCCTGTCTTTAGACCAGTTCTAACAACACCTTCATTGTAATCGTGATTAAACTTATTCAAATAATCTAGGTTACCTAATTCATCGTCTCCAAGTATCTCAGCTAAGGCAACAGAAGACCCAAAAAACACTATCTTGTACGCATAAGGCTTATTGTATTTAATATCTACATCATCAAGTCTTATTTTACCAAATCTAAAGTCAGCTCCTGCCATTTTTATAGAGCCTTTAGCCTTAAACCTAGCATCATATCCATTTGCTATACTATAATTGTAGTAATGCTTAAATATTCTGTTATTATTAGGAGATGCAGGTACTTTAAATGACTGAGAATAGTCTGTAAAGATTTTACCTATATCTTTAACATCTTTTATTACTTGATTTAAGTTTATTGGCTCAAAATCAAATAAATCAACCCTATCTTTGTTCCCATTCTCGTCTTCTATGTAAAGCTCAAGGTTTTTCATTTATCTAACGTTGTTTGTTGTGTTAAAGGAAAATTCTACGTCTATTGTGTAATTTATTAGCTTATTATTTAAACTAGTCTTATAATCTATGTTTTGATTTGATATGTTAATTGGTAATATTTGTTGATTGTAATCCATCCAAACCTGTTCACTTAGCATAAGTTGCTTAAATATCTCGTTAAATGACTCTGGAACAAAACCACTATTTATTGTTAATGTTTGCTTAGACATAGTGTCAAAATCAACACCTCTATGAGACGAAATAATATTGTTTCTATAGTCTTTTATTGTGTTACCTTCAAATTTCTCTCTCTCTATTTGCATAGATAACCTAGAAGATTTAAAAAACCAAAGTTCTTGTTTAGCTCCTAACTTATTTCTAAATATTATCTTATAAGGAGTGTATTTACATTCCTCTATGTCTTCAACTTTTATTATCCTATCAGCAACAGACTCCGTCACAGAAACATCATCTATGGAAAGTGATAAGCTATCCTGCTCGTTGGTAGTTTGTGCTTGAAACTGTATTCTATCAAATTCTCCTACACCACTTGCTTGGTATGTTCCGTTTCCTGTTATGTTTACAGAAAATGGATACCTCATACTCACATTTCCTGTACCTCCGTATCCAGTAACACTAAAAGATACATCTAAACTTTTTCCAACCAATCTTTCTGAATCTTGATAAAGTCGTTGTACATTTAAGTCTGAGGAATCTAAAAAAGCTTCGTTATTGCTAATACTCCAATCATCTCCTTTTACCCAATCTGTATCTGTGGCGAAATCCCCATTCACAGTAATCTCTGGACCGTTATGAGACTCCACTCTTACCTCTGTAACATCATCTAATCCTGCCCCTAAAGAAGCAACTATGCTAGAGCTTTGAACATTGGCTGATGGAGTTGTGTTTGTTTGATTAAGAAGTATTGTTGAGCCACTAAAAAACGTAACTTCGCTAAAACGTCTATAATCTAAAGGTATAAGAACATCATTGCCATCAAGATTGTATATTAAATCGCTGTCTATAAGGCATCCTGCTAACGAAGTATTATTGTATCCTTGTTCGTAGTAAGAATATCCGTAAACAGCATAGTCTCCAGTCTGCATACTACCTTGAGAAACAGCTGATGTAGTGGTTGTAGTTATTCTATAATCAACCCATACCACACCATTATCCGAAGAAGTGCCTGTATACCTTGTATCAATAAAATCCTTAACTAAGTCAGATATATCCCAATATACAGTATTAGGTATGTCTGTTACTGTAGAATTTATTGTATAACTTACTTCAGTAGGTCTGCTTGTTACTGCTGTACCCTCATACACCCATAATTCTATAGATGCAGATACTAGGTCTGTAGCTGTTGCTTTTATCCAATAAGGACTTCTAGCTAATATCTTACTCATTGCTTATATTTATTATTTTTCTTAACTCAGTTCTTAAATCTTCAGCGTAGGCTTCTGTTATCTCAACACCTATTTTATCTTCAATCTCCTTATACACCCTTTCAAATAGGTTACTACCTTTGTAACCAAACCTTTTTATTGTACCTCTCTCAGAAGTACTTCTCATTATAGCAAAAACAGCACTTTTGTAAGCACTATCCTTTAGTGTTGATGTTTTAGCAAACTTATAACCACTTTTTAGCTTCCTATAAGGTCTAATACCTTTGGCTTTTATCCAAGACTCTATACTTTTCTTCTTTTTCTCCCAACCTACATTACTATTGGATGGTAGAGTACCATCAACAACGTATTTAGCATATCCTACATTAGATGTTATTTCTATAGAGTTATCTTTTACCTTAGCATTAAATGAATTAGCAAACTTACCTGTAGCAACAGTCTTATCTAGTCTAGCTCCTCTCTGAAGCCTAACTTTAAACTCTTCAGCTATCTTATTTAACTCTGCTACAAGATTCTTCTTATCCATTAGCAGATGTTTATCTCGTTAGGCATCTGTATTTGTATAGAACCTTCCCATCCTGCTAACATATTCTCATATTTCTCCATAAAAGGAGTTGCATTTAAGTCATCATCCGTAATTAGCCTAACATCCCATAAATCTCCTCTTTTTAACTGCATAAATAGGTAGTTTAAGACGTTTAACTGCGTATTTAAGACATCTTGAGAGTTATCGTTACCATAGAAGTTATCTGTAGCCTTATCTTTACTTATATCAACTATATCCATACAAATAACGTTTAGTGTTACTGTAATTGTCCTAGAACTTAGAGTTGTTGTGTCAACAATTAAGTGTGTTAAGGGAAATATAGTTGTTTTTGCTAGGTCAACATCAGATAAGTTACCTGTAGTAACAGTATTACATTGTGGATGCTGTAGTAATTGAGCTTTTAAGCTGTCTAGTACGTTGTAAACTTGGTTTTGTGCCATTATCTATTCTTATTTTGTATATCTTTTACTAATCTAGCCTCTAATTTGGCTCTGTCTTGTACATATTCTAAGTACATCATACATTGGTGTAATGGAAGCTTTGAAACTTCGTCAAGTCTTCGTACATCGTCTTGTGCGAGGCATAAAAACGATTGATAATCTCCCCATTTTCTTCCAAAAGCTGCTTTCCTTCCTTGTTGGTCGTTAATTTCGCCTGTTCCATTAAAGAGTCCATTGTATATTTCGACAATTTTGTCCCTAAACGATAAAAAAAAACCTGCATTCCTAACGCTACATTAACTGGTGCATCTTTCATCACTTCTGAGAACTTATCACTACCCTCATAGTCAGCTATTCTGTAGTGATACTTGTTGCTTATGTCTTTTATTACAGGTCTGTAAAGAACTGCCATTAATTTATGCAAGTCTTTTACGTCTTTCATATAATTTTCAGCATCTTTAAATGCTCCGTATGATATTTTATCTAGAGATGGTTCAAAACCAAACTCCACAGTAACACCTTTTGCGTCAGTCATCTTAAATCTGTTTATAAATGGCTTATCTTCCTTGAAACAGTCATTTATGTGACTCAATATGTTGTCAAAAGTGTTAATTGGTATCTTAAAAGACTCCTTTAAGTCCAATCCACAGAATATTTCTAAAGTTTTCTTGTTGATAAACTCATAATCTTCTGCCTCCTTGTTATCTTCCCATAATTTAGCGTATTCTTGGTACTGCTGTACAGTTATGCCACTTAAATCGTTGGGAATACTAATATCAAGTTCTATTTTACTCATAATCTTATAACGCTTTTTATGTTTTTTGTCTTTTTATTAGGTTGATAAATAAAATAATACTATATTTGCTAACATCAAAGTCAAATTAATATTAATTATTAACAATTTAAACAATGGATTTAGTAAGATATGAAGTAAAAATAGGGTTTTTTAAGGGCTTATTACTAGGTTTAAGGCATTATCCCTTTGAAAACGAAGAAATATACGAAGAAGACATAGTTTTCTACTTTGGAATCATTCAATTAGTAATAACCAGAATATATCAAAAGAATTAGTATGAATACAAGAGAAAAATGGGCAGAAATGCAAGAAGATGGGCAATACAAGTATGTAGAGGAGGTTTTTAGCAATGCTGAAGCTAGAAAAAACATACCTGTGTTTAGTGGAGTACTAAAGTACTTCCCAAATGCTTTAAAAGAAGTAGCTAAGTGTAGTAAAGCTGGTAATGACCAACATCACCCAGATAAACCATTACATTGGGATATGGATAAGTCTAAAGATGAGTATGATGCTTTAACAAGACACCTTATAGACCATACTATAAATCCTATAGATGACGATGGTGTATTACACTTAACTAAAGTAGCTTGGAGAGCTTTAGCTGGATTAGAAAGATATTTAACTAACAAACATTAAAACAAATAGATATGCACAGAAAGAAACTAATACAGAAGTTGCAACAACTGACTGATAAACTACCAGTATCAGATAAAAGAAAAGAAGTGAAGCAAGACTTACTTGATTTAAAACTAAGTAAAACAGATTATCACTTTATAACACTAAAAGATAAATATAAAAATGAAGAATAAATCTACAACATTGCAAGGAGTAATAACATTCTTCTTAGTATCTTCTGTATTAGCATTAGTAATAATATTAACAGTAATAGCAGTAAATAAATAAATTATGAAAATAGAATACTGCTCTAGTGATTACTCCTATAATGAATGGGGTAATCTAGGACTTGATTGGAGTAATAGATACAAAGTTAAGTATTGTGTAGAGGCTTACTTATTTAGACAAAGTAACTACCTAAAAGGACTCAATAACAAGCACATAATGAAAAGCACTTTTGGATTAATGAGTTATAAATCGATAAAGGAAGATATTGAATTATGGTATAACAAATGTATTGGAGCATATAATCAAATCAAATATTAATTATAAATAAATTATGAGTACAAAAAAGAAACATACAACCAAAGAGAGGTTTAAGATTATAGAAAGTGCTATAACGTCAATATACGTTGCCACTAATAAACTTAACCGAAAAGTAGAAGAACTAGAAAAACAATTAGAAACCTTAATACCAAAAGAAAATGAATAACTTTGAATTAAAACCAACAGACAAAAAAGACCACTACAGATTCTTCATCAATGGAGTAGATGTAACAGGAGAACAAGAAAGAAGTACCTTTAGACATATCATACAAGTTCTAGATAATGGTATAACTACAGGATTATAATGACAGATAAGTATAAACTTAGATTAATGCACATCATAGGGTGCATAAAGAACAACTACATCTCCGAGATAGAAGGATACAATTCCATTCTTAAACTCATAAGAGACTCGGAGAATGATACAGAAACAATAACTATAGATGTATAAACAAAGTAATTATGGAAGACAAAAGAAAATATAACAAAGGAACAAAAGGAAACAAAGGAGGTAGACCAAAAGGAAGTCCATTAATGAAGGCTATCGATTTAAGTTGTGAGAAGTTTATTAAAGAACTATTAAGTAATGAAATGATTAAAAATAAAGCCATTAAAGAGCATATTAAAAAAGAAAACATAAAAGACTTTCTTTATTTAATAAAAGTTGGTAAAGATTATAAAATAGGTATTACGTCAAATATATCAAACAGATTTAAACAATATAGAAGTCATAGTGGTTATAATGCAGAGATTATTTACTTGACAAAAATAAGCAACCCTAATGAGTTGGAAAAACTATTAGTAAATAGATATAGTCACTTATGTACAAGAGGAGATTGGTTTACTTTTAAACAAGAAGATGTACTTGATTTAATAACATACTCATCAAATTTTATATACAATGAAAGAAGATGAAATAACAATAACTATAGATGTATAAGACAAGTTGGAGTACAGAACACCTTAAACAACTAAAAGACATAACTAACCATAAAGTAATATACGATGGCTATGAGTTTGTATGGATGTCTAAGTTAGATGATGAATGGAATAGACACTATGTAGCTAACTTTACTAACTATAACAAACCTATGTCTTGGATACACGTAAACGTCTATAAGTGGAATAAAGAATATAAGAATAGACATTCTAAGTATCTAGAAGATATGCGTAAAAGTCTGGAGGTAGATATTCGTATAAAGGAGATAAGTAGAATAGCTAATATAAAGACTAAACAAAAGATAAAAGAAATACTAAACCTAAAGCCAGATATAACCAATAAAGATATATCTGATATATTAGGAGTAACAATAAGAACAATAGAAAGACATAGAAAATGAAAGAATTTGAAGTAGTGCTTAATAAATTAATTAAGGCTGAATCAGAAATAGTTAGGTTAAAAAAAATAATAGAAAAAATAAACCCTAATCCAAAATTAAAAGAACAATACAACAATATTGAAGACATCGCAAGAAACAATAATTATTCTAATAAAGATAAGGTTATTATGATTCTCGATATTAACGAAAATATGTCAACCTCAAAAATATCTAAGATAACAAATATATCAAAAAGAAGCATACAAAGATACAGGAAATCAATAGGTAAAGTCTATAAGCACCCTTTAAAACCTAATGAATCTAAAATATTAGAATCCAAGACTTATTTAATGAAGAACAGCAGGAATGGTATGTATAAAATTGGTAAAAGCATTAATCCATCTCGCAGAGAAAAAACATTACAGAGTGAAGAGCCTATGATAAAAATAGTAAAAACTTGGAACTACGATATAGAAAAAACACTTCATAAAAAATACTCAAAACAAAGAGTTAGAGGAGAGTGGTTTAAGCTAAGCTATATACAGGTTAAATATATTTGTACTAATTATTAAAAAGTGTCGGTACTACCAAGCTTAGTAGCGACAACTTTTTTTTGACAAGTGTTGTAAACCAGTACTTTACAAAATACAAAATCAGCCCTATAGTAAACTACTTTTTTCTATTTTTTCAGATTTGAATATCCAGTTTTTATTGAAAAGATATTTGGTTGAAATCTAAACATTGGGCATCTTACTTCCACCATAACGCATTTTACGTCTATTTTAAGCTATCCTAATAAATTACTAGTATATTGGTATTATTTTAGTGTAAAAGTGTCTTAAATCGCTTAATTTGGCTTGTTTACCATACATTACCCTACTATATTTAATCCTCAATAACTTACAAAATTATTGCATAAAAAAAAGCTACTAAAAAAGTAGCTTAATTTATATCAATATGTTAGTGTTTTTATATCAAATTTCTATAGTTAATTTATTTATTTGAGGTTTAATAATTTCTACTAATTTAAACGTTTGATACTTTAAACGATAACGTGTTAAATCATTAGTTAAAATATATTCTTTAATTGTATTATTTTCTACATTAAATAGAATAAAAGCTTTTTTTGTATTGCTTAATTTTAGTAATAAGCTCAGGCTAATTTTATAGGTATTAATCATTTTTATTTATTTTTAATTATTAAAATATTTTTGTGTAGTTATCCAAATTATTGCTTGTAGTTCAAAACCATTTAAATTTAATTTACTGGCTTTTTTAATTGTAAGGCTTTTAATTTGCTGGTAAGCTGTTTTGCCTATTGAAGAGCTATTAATGCTTATATTGTCTTTAAAACAAGCTCTTAAATGCCAAATATCAATAGTTAAAAAATCATTGTTTAAATATGCTATATTATTGACAAAATTAAACGTCTTTAAGCTATTGTTTGTTATGTTAACGTTATTAGCTAAAATATTAAATGCTTTAAATTTGTTTGTATGGAATGTACAAACCTTAATATCTACAGGATGTAAAGCCAGTACAAACGCTTCGCAAACTTTGTCAGCATCTTTGAGGTTTTGTTTCCATTTGTTACGAGGTGATAAAGCACTAATTACTTGAGAAACCTTGTAAACATCTAAATTGTATTTTTTAGCTATGTTAGCAGCTTGTTTATTGGCGTTTTTATACCAGTTTAAACCAGCTTTAATATCTTGTTTTGTTGCTATATTAAAAAAAAAGTCTAAATTTTTACTAATTTTTTGTAGCTTATAATTACTTATTTTCTTCATTCTATTGCTTTTTTAATGCGTCTATACTATTGTGTAAATAATTAGCTGTAAATAATCTTTGATTTTTAACAAAATCGTTATTCATATAAAAATAATGCGATTGTCCTATTATTTCAGCGTTAATTAGCTCTTTTTCAAAATACCAATTTTGTGGCAATTGGTCCTTTTGTATATTACAAACTATTGACTCTTCAGTAATGGAATAGCCTAAGTTATAATTTAGATGTATATAATCGTGCCAAGCTCGAAAATAATGGTTTATTTTTTCATTCCCAAAAATAGTATTTTCACTTGCTCCAGTCCAAATGTGTATCTTACCCGTTTTTCTATATATTTTTTTGTGATTTTCAAAAGTAGATTGAATGTCTTTTTCGTCAAAATTATCAACCTCAGTAAATACAAATATATGTTTGTGATTTTCAAACCAAGTTTTTATAAAGTCATTTAATTGTCTGGAGAATGGGGTATTTTTACCTTCTTTTGATGCTAAAAATAAATATTTGCTTTTCATGGTTTTATTGTATTTTAAATGTTACTAATTTGTTTAGGTTACTATTATAATACTTTTTTAATCGTATTATAATTAATTTATTTAATTCTATTCTGTTTTTGTGCCACTCGTTTTGCTTTAAACTTTGTCTTAAATTATAGTTTTGCAGCTCGTTTATTAGCTCTAAAATTCTGGTTAACTTTTCAAATATTTTTATTTTGTCTTTATACATTGTTTAAAGTTTTAATTGTTAATAGCGTAAGCTGCACCGCTTGCAAGCTCTTTTAAGATTTGATTTGCTTTTTTTAATACTTGTTTAATTGTTTGCATTTTATTTGGTTTTTAGTTATTACTTGTTTAAAATATAGTTAATTAATGTTTCTTTATTGTCACTACTTAAAGACGTGTACAAATACATAAAAGCTGTTTGACTGTTGCCAAATCTATTACAGTAGTTAGAAAATTTATTTCTAAGATGCTGAGCGAGATATTCATCAAAAATATTTTCAATAAATTTATGCTCGTAATTAAACGAATACATTATTACTTTGTCTACAGCGTTAAAATTTGTTTTGTTTTGCATTTTATAAGATTTTTAATAATTAATAATACTTAAACCTACAAAAAAACATTGGTTTTTGTACTTTTTTGGCAAAAATAAAGTGTTAAAGTTTGAATTTTTATCATATTACTAAAAAACAAGAAATTTTATTAATTATAATATAATGAAAAGCACCAAAAACTAAGAATAATTCATTGCGAATACTTCAAAAAACCTGTTAAAATGTGTTAACGTTTTGCGAATAATGTAATTTAGCTGTTTTTAAGTCAATTTTATAGCTAAAAAAACCCACTTTTTTACAAAAATCAATCAAAAACAAGCGTAATTTTGTCACTTTTTTATGACTTTGTGTCACTTTTGCTTAAAAATGTTAACGTTTTGCGAATAATGTAATAAAACAAAAAAAGTACAAAACACAACAAAACCAGCTTTTAAAATGTAATAAAGGTATTTTCTAAAATATAGCTTTGTAATATAAAAGTTAAACAAATGTACAGGCACGCAACTACAAAAAATATTTCAATTAACCAAACAAAAAAAGTTAAATTATTTTTTAGCCAAAAGACAAGAAATTTACAGCCCCACCCCCATTATATTAAACATAGTACCCCCATCATATTAAACATACCCCATCATATTAAACATAAACTTAAATAATTATAACAATGGTAACAGAAATTTTATTAAAAGAATACAACAATTTGGAATTTGTTTTTGGTAAAGAATATATCTCTATGATGTTTAGAGATTTCAATTCTTACTGTGAAGTTAGAGAGGATAGTACATTTCACGAGATTAGAGAAGAACTAATCAATTTAGAATATTAATTTAATTACCCATCATATTAAACATAAACAAAATGAAACAAACTATTTACTACAAAGCATCTGGTTACGACAGAACTATTTATAATTTTTTTATAATAGATAGGGAAACAAAAGCATTTGTATTTTTAAAAAGGCTAACTAAGATAGATAAAGACCCTGGTGTTGTTCCTGGAGAACTTGAAAATAACTCTGATACAATTAGGTTAAGTAAGAAGAAGTTTAATGTGTACTTCAGCGAATGGAACAACCAACCATTAGTTGAAAATCATAACTACACATACACAGGACCTTAGTACCCCCATCATATTAAACATACCCCATCATATTAAACATAGTGAGTTACCCCTTCATAACAAAGACGGAATAAAAATAAAAAAGGAGCAACAAAATTAATTGTTACCCCTTCATAATAAACGCACCCCTTTATATTAAACGCTCTATCTTATTGTGTAAATTCCTTTGTTCTTACTTGTAGCTAATCTCATCAAAGCATATCTTATAGCATCACAGAAGTGATTAAACTTATCGATTGGTCTTACACCTTTCTCGTGCCATACATAGTTGTTAAACTCCTTTATAACACCTTTACTTCTTGGGTCTACTATTATCTCATAGTCCTGCATAAGTGCTATACCAGATAATATACTACCACTTTTCTTTACAGCAGGTTGTATGTTCAATCCTTTCTTCTTTAGCTCCTTTATAAGTCTAGGTTCAGAAGAATCACAAACTATCAAATCTAAGCCACATTCAGCTCTATTCATATTTGCTATATCTGACGTAGAAAGCCCTGTTTTACCATAAATCTCCTTTACATAGACTCTATTGTTAAAATCATCTACAGATATCTTTACAAGCGTTGTGGGGTCTTCAGAGAACCCAAAATCCTGCCCATAAATGGTCTTTTCCGTCTGTATGTAGTCTCCAACTTTCCAATTTCTTATAATTGTTCCTTCTGCTTTTGCTAACCATCCTCCTAATATCTGATGCTGGTATTTATCTGGTCTTCTAGCCTTCATATCTAGTATTCTAGCCATAAAGGAATCCGATAGGTTATCTTTATTATCTTTATAGGTTGTATGGATGTAAGTTGTGTCTCCTTTAGTTCCATTGTAACCATCATCAACAATATTACCTAAAAAGAACCTTTGGTATATCCAATGCTCTTTTGTAGTTGGGTTTAGTATTAAAATAACCCTGTTTTGCTTGTTTAGAGACCTTATAGAGAAGTCTATCTTGTCAAATGTACCTTCATCATCAAGTTCCTCTGCTTCATCCACTACAAACGTTGTAATTCCGTTTAAAGACTTAAGTGCTGCTGTCTGGTTACCACTAGATGTCCTTATACCCTTAAATATAATGGAAGAACCTGTTTGCAAGTTGGTTATCTCATCCTTAGTTATCCTAAAGTGAGAATTTACTCCCATCATATCAATTTTTTCTACAAATTCTGGTATAATAGACGTATGTGCAGATGACATTGTATAACGAGTAAACAGTATCTTGTGTCCACTTTCGTATGTAAGGTTTAGTAGGAATACGTTTATACCAAAAGACTTACCACTACCCCTACCTCCAGTAATAACATTGTATCTTGTCTTACTTTGGAATAAAGGTATGTACTTGTCGTGTAAATTTATGCTATTCTTCATCTTCTGGTGTTACATCTATAATATCTTCTTGTGCAGGAGGTTGGTGTCCATAGAAATTTATAACAGGTGTTGCTGATTTCTGTGTAGCATTACCAAAACCATCTTTAGGTTTACCGTAAACATACTCTAGTAATAGTTTTCTATCGTTATGGTTTTTCTTAGCCTCTTCTGCTAGACTCATCCAGAAGTCTTGTTCAGAACCAAATACCTTTTTAATGGCTTTGACTCCGAACTCCTTCATCCTTTCTCTCTTAGCTTTGTTTATAGCTGCTGTAGTAGGCTTAACAACATCTAACTGACCTTTCTTCCTTTTGTTATACTTCCTACCATCAGTAGGTTTAATCTCATTTGATTTAGCCATAAGTTTAATCTTAATACTATAACGATATATTTAGGTTTTTGTTTACAACTAAGCACAAAGCACATTAAAACGTGCCTTGTACAACTGTTGTATTACCAGTGCATACCTTCCATTGATGTACTACTTTCTATTATCTGACATTTGTCTTTACTTTTCCAAGACCAAGACTTTATTCTAAGAGTCATCATTTCATACATTTCTTCTATTCTGTCTTGTGGAATAACATCTGCTAATTCGTGTATCTTGTTTCTTTCTCCTGTCTCAAGCTTTTTAGTTATCCTTTCATTTATTATCCTAATTCTCTCAGATTTTTTGTTCTCTATTCTTTCTCTCTCTTTCTTCTTATCATCAAAGAATAAATCATAAACATTCCTAAACTTTACATAGCTCTCATAATAAACATCTATCTTTTTTAATGCGTGAAATATAGAAGACCTATTTCTTTTTACACCTATGTCTTGAAACCAATCTGAAATCATCCTATCGTTCATCCCATTTATATCAACCATAATTTTATAAAGCAAAGCTCTAAAATAAGCTTCATCTTGATGTCTTGATGTTGATGTTAAATCTATTTTTGTTATTTCTACAAATTTGTCAGCAAGTTGTTTAGCTGCTTCTACATTGTATGTTCTAGTTTTTCCCATTGTTATCTCTGTTTTGTATTTTTTCGTATTCTTTCCATATCTTAACATAAGCCTCTGTAAGCGACAATATATCTGGATATGTATGTTTTTTGTGTCCTAGTTCTATTGATACTCTCCAACCACCTTCAAATGCCTCTGGATATATTACATACCCTTTTTTAAAGCAATGACTTTGAGCATCGTTATTTGTTTTATAATAATTAAATGAAGTCTTCTTCTTCTTCGCCATAGTAATAATCATCTTCTGCATTGCTTTTATAATTCAATGCTCTAAGTAAACCATCACATTCTTCATAAGACTCATCTTCTTCTGCTTGTTCTATCCATAGCCTTATATCCTTTTTAGTGTAACCTAAAAATAATAAGTCAAGCCCTAGTTCATAGAAGTGGTCAGATACATCCTTGTTAAATGGCATACTACAATTCTCCGTAAAAAGTATATTGTTCTAAATCGTAGTCACTCATAATATAATTCTTATAAGCATCTGTAGCCTCCTGTAGCTTTTGTAATCCACTATTTATAAATCCTGCTGTAATAGTATAGACTCCAACATCTAAGGTTCTCTTATCTACTACTAGGAATATAAAATCATCTGCGCTAAACAAGTCTAGATACAAAGCTGCCTGTAAGTCATAACTGTATTTCTTAGCTGAGTATTCAAAGTCTTGTATGTTAGCTGTAGTTTTTAAGTCTATGATAGTTGCTCCTTTTTTTGCATCTGCCTTACCTCTAAATGGTAATCCCATAAACTCTCCTATCGCAGGTATTTCAAACTCACACCCACTTAGTAGAGAAGCAGCTTCTTCATTAGCCAACACAGATTTAGCTATCTTCTGTGCCTTGTTAAGCTCTAAGTTAGTATAAACTAAATCCTTACCTAATTCTTCAGCAGCTAACTTAAAGTTTTTACTAGCCTTAGTCCCATCTACAAATGTAAACTCATCAAGTCTATGTGGCTCTAGTACACATAAGTGTGTTAGTCTACCGTCTCTAAGTGCTTGACTATCTGGCGAACCTTCAGTAAGTGATGTTGCGTATGCTTTAGGAGACTCTATTAATTTCTTACAGGAAGAAGATGATAATGCGTGTTGTCCTAAGTAGCCATAGTAAAAAGAATCATCATACATCTTAGGTATGATTTCGGAAACCTTGAATTCATCTCCGTTTAGCAGTTTTATATTTTTCATAATGTTTGTATTTAAATGAACTGCAATATAGTAATATTATTTGTTATATCAAATAAATTTAATCTTTTTTACAATTAGATGTTCTAGTGAGTTTAGTGGAGGTGTCCACCCTTTAGCATTATTATCTCCTCCAAAACTATTACCTTTAACTTTAATGTCACTGTTTCTTAGATGGTTAAGTAAGTCTAGTCTTTTAAATACATAGGCAGTCTCTACACCTTCTAAGCTTTTAAGGATATAAACATAGTATGTTGCTTTGGATGCAATGATGCCACTATCTTCTCCCTTCTTTGTATTTAAAAACTCTATGTATAGGTTGACAGGTCTTGAATATCTATCAGCATAGTAATAACCTTTAGCATCGTACTTAACCTCATAAGTAACTTCATTTCCTTTGTATTTGGCTTTTATATCCCAATCGTAGAATCTTTTGTTTGGTGCTTTCTCTATCTCTGTGTGTGTCTTAGACAATTCATTAAGCCACAAACTCTCTCCTATGTTACCTTTTAAAAAACTCATATCTATTTGTATGTTGTGTAAACCGACATCAAAGGTTTCAACACCTTGCTCTTAAAAGCACAAGATATACATCCTGTTATCCTTATCTTAAATATTCTGTTAGCTATTGCAAACAATTCTTTTTGAGCAAACCTGTCGTATATCCTTGTATCATTATCAAAGTACTTAGATAGTATTTTATATTCTTCTTCAGTTAAGCACTCAACAGTTCTGTATCTAAAAAGTTCATTTAGTTTTTCCTGTCTCTCATCACATCCACAATCTTCTCCAGCAACAAACTTAACAACATCCTTAATACCTGTTGCTTCTGTTATCTTAGCTACAGTGTCTCCAAGACCTTTAGATTTCTTGGCATTCTCTTTTTCAAACTTAGCTTTCCACTCCTTGTAAGCTTTAGTCCTTTTGTCTCCTTTAAATTCTTCCATAGTTATAATAATTTGTCGTAGTCTCCATTAAAGTAATCTTGAGCATCTTCATCAAACTTTTCTCTTAGTCTTCTCTTGCAATTCTTGGATGTATTGTATAGTGAGGTTAGGCTTATGCCTTTGTACTGATTACCATCCTCATCTATAAACTTACTTTCCTTCTCCAAACCTCTTAGAGATATATCTGTCTTGTAGTAAATGTCCGTAAACATTATATCGTACCTATGCCATTGTTTTATTTCCTTGTCGATACTATCCATTAAGTTTTGGAAGGCATAATTTTCTTTAATGTCAAAAGCATCTAAAACTTGGTAAGAGTAAACAACCTCATCATACTCAACGAGAGGCTGCTTACCTTTTACCCTCTTATAATCAATACAAACACTAAACAAAGTACTGTAGAAGTAACCGAATCGTATTCCGTTATCTTCGTTTAAAATCTTATTAACGTCTTTTAAAGACCTGTGTATTTTTAAATATGCTTCTTGCACTAAATCCTCAGCAAACATATTAGAGCCTACAAACTTAACAGCCAATCCAACCCACTTTTTGTGGCTCTTGTAAAGCTCTGCTAATAACTCATTCTTAGTCATACATAAATATATGACAAAATGAAAATATAATAATTAAAAGTTATTAACAATTACAACTTCTATCCTACCATTGCCTTTGTCGTATTCTGTAGGTAGTAATGTCTCTGTTTTAACAAAGTCATCATTATCATCTTCCCAGCAACCATAGTGTGTTATGGCATCCAATAGAAATTTAGATACAACAGCTATTGCATTCATTTTATCTCTTCTTCTTTTGTCTGGACTAAATAATTGATAAGTTATATTAACAGGTGTGTCTATCTTAATCCCTTCTAGCTGGTCTCTCATAACCTCAAAGAATACTTTTTTAGCATCACCTTTAACAATATAATGTAAGTGAATAAACTTATTCATATTAAGCCAAACGTTTAAATTCTTCTTTGTCTTTCTAGGTACTACTACATACATAGGAACTATAAGTTTTAACCCTGACATTATATTATATTGTCTAAATATGATGTATCTACTACTTCTGGTAAACCTGCCTCATTAACCTTAAAGCTAAAGTCATCAAAAGAAAAGCTTCTACTTCTTTTACAGCTAACAGTAACCCATCCTTTATTCTGTGTGTTCTTCTCTAGTTGTATCTGTGTCTCCGTCTTTTTCTCAAGGAATGAACCTAAGTGTCCTGTAGGTTTAGTTGACCCAAAATTACTATGTATAACCGTAATAATGTGACAATTATGCTCTGCTGTCCATTTCATAATCCTTTGAACTATCTCAGAAGATTCTGTAATATTATTTACATCAGAAACTAAATCAGCAATTCCGTCAATAACAACTAATCCAATATTCTTAGACTGTAACTTGTCAGTCAATATGTATTCTATAAAATCTATCCTTTCTGTATAAGACATCTTTCTTAAAGCGTAAGTGTGATAGTCATCATCAATCTCTCCTGCATTCATATCTACAGGTCTTCTAAACACCTTTTGTGCGTGATACCTTCCTTGCTCCGTATCGAAGTGTATAACCCTTCTCTTGTCTCTTAATCCTTTTATGTGTCCACTAAACTTATTGCTACCTTTTAAATATGTGCTTACCAATAAACTTACAAAGTAGGTCTTCATACTTTTAGGAGGTGCTTGTATAAAGCTAAAGTTTCCATAAGTGGCTAAAGGTATTGTATAAGTTTTGTTACCTTTAAGCGTAGTTAAGTTAGCTTCTCCACAAGATATGGCTATTGGAGGTTCTTTTATCTCTTCAGATATGTCTACATAAGCATCTTCCTCCAGGAGCTTCATAAACATTCTTTGTTCTTCTTTTTCTTCTATACTCATATTGATTTGTTTATTTATCTGTTTGATGCATCTAGACAACTAAAGCAACAGTATAGCTTACCAAGCTGTATCTCTACACCACATTCCATACATTCACTATTGTCTTCTAAAGACTCGTAGTAGTTGTTTAATTCTTCGTCAAATACTTCCATAATGTTGTAATAAAAAAGGGAGGCTTTTACACCTCCCCAATAAATTAAAATGGCAAATCGTTTGAAACGGTTGTTTGTCTTGATTTAACATTGTTCTCCTTTGATTGGAAAACTGCTTTAGTACAATTTCCATCTGTCCATACCACTTGACCATTACCTAAATAGTCCTTAGCTTTCTTAGCTTCTCTCTCTTCTTTAGTTTGAGAATCAAATACTGAAACGTTCTGACCATACTGATTTGTATCGTCATTTACCGATAAGGTAAAGTTGTAAAAGTTTCCTGTTTTACCTTTTACGATTTTTTGTTTAGGCAACTTGTCTAAGTTGATACTAACATTAATTAATGCACTCATATTATAATTGTTTAAATTTGTGTCTAAAAGAATCCGTAGACACATCGGATATTTATTTTAATAAAGCCTCTGCTACTTTCTTACTAATCTTATACTTGGTTCTAAGGGTATCTATATCTCCACCTTCCTTTAACCATTTCTGTGCTTTAGGAAACTCTGGTGTACCTTCGTTTAACCATTTAGTCGGTTCTTCTGACTTAGCACCTTTACCGTGTGTATTTGTAGCATCAGCATCTTTAGTGTCGTCTATTAAAAACATTCCATTTAAGGCATATTTCCGAGCATAACTGCTAGAGCTACCAAATGACTGAGCTATGTCCATACCTTTTCTGTTAGGGTCTATACCTGCCTGTGCCTGTACACTAACCTTTGCATCCATATCTCCTAATGTAACTGTTGCTTCTGCAAACAATACTCCTCCTAATTCTTTTATCTCATCAGAGATAGTTAAAGCTAAAGCATACTTGCTTAGCAGTGGCTTAACTGCCTCTAGTATGTCTTCACAACTTCTGTAGTTGTACTTACCAAAATTATTCCTTTGGTTCTTTGGTGCTTTCAATTCTTTTTGAATTGCGATTAACTTGTCGTTAAAATCTAAATCTTTTTTACTCATCTTTATTATTGTTTAATTTACTAATTTCTAAATACTTTCTAATCCAATACCTTAACTCTGACTTAGTCTTTTTAATAACTACTATTAAATGTACTACTGATGCAATAAGTAAGATTAAGGTAAGTAATATCAACATCATAACGACCTTAATATTATTTCTTTATAACCCTCTGGAAGCTCATCAGTTTCACAGAGTTCTATAACTAATTCTTTAAGTTGGTCTTTCTCTATTGTTAACCTACCTACTAAAGCCTCTAAAGCTTTAATTCTTTCGTTTTGATACTGTATTGTTTCTTTCATTATAATTATTTTATGGTGCAATCTACAATTAATATTTTAATCTACCAAATTTATTTTTATATTCCTTTTATTAATATGTAAATAATCCTTTTCTTCTCTAACTTTAAACTCAACACAAACCCTAGTTAAGTTAGTATCTTCCTTTAACATATCCCACATCATGTCATCTATAGCCACCCAACCTACTTTTGGTTCTCTGCTAATAGCTGAGTCTAATCTTTCTAACTCTCTATCCACATCTCTTAGGTAATTGCTTACATTTTTGTTATCTGTAAATTCTAGTAACAAATCTATTGTCCTGTTTCTTATCTGTTCTATTGACTTTGAATAATCCATATTTATCTTGAACGTTTATATTCTTTACTATCTACCCATCCAGTTATTGGATTTACATTTTCCTCCCAAAACTTGTAGTCTCCATAAGTAAAATAGTTTGTTCTTTCTCTTTCTTCTTGAAATAATTCTTTAGTCTTTTTCATTTCTTAAATCTATTAGTATTAAATTTCTTTTCATTGTATCTGGAATTTTTCTTAGATACCTGTTGTAGTACCAATATTCTGCGTCTTCTTTGTTTGTGTAGAAGCAAGAATAATCGTGTAAGTTACCATCATTATCTGACGCTCTGTATATCCAATTCTTTACTTCGTTAAATCTTCTTAATGTAATCATACGCAAATCTAGTAAATATAATTTAGACTACCAAAAAATAATTAATATATTTTACCAAATAGCAAAGTAAGAAGGTTGTAAGCTATCTGTATCAAAGTATAAGGTATCTTCGCTAACAGCTATTCTTTCTATGCCACACTCTATAAGTCCTTTAATAAGTCTCATTCTTTTCTTTGTAGATAAGACTCTAATCCTTATCCCTAAACCAACCCTATGTGCATTCTTAGATGGCAGGAACATTTTATCAGCTACAGGTTTTGAAGTGTATCCTAGTATAATATCTGGTCTTATTCTGTACATCTTACAAACAACGTCTAAAATGTACACAGGCTCTCTTTCCATAAATAAATAACCAGAACCTTCAGAATCTGGAGAATCAAACATAGACCATCTTAAATGTGTTAAACCTTCTGTATCTTTCTCATTATCCATAAGTTACGCTTTATCTATATCAAATATATCATAAATAAATGACATAATTGTTAATTTATGTTAACAGGTAGGTATTGACTTTCTAATTTTTTTAGTATAACTTCGTCTTCATAAAATGAAATACTTCTCCTTTTAACCATATCTTATCGTAGCCTCCCAAAAGGCGAAGATAAAGATATTATCTTTAAGTATTAAGATTTAAGTATGTAAAGAAAACATTATAGTTATACCAATACAGGATAACTATGTTCTAATTTTAGGGAATAAATATTTGTAGATGAATATCTTGTTTTTATTTTTGTAGGTTTGTTTAAAATTTAACTATTATGAGTAAAAAATGTATATCGTGTAATGTAATTAAAAATATTACTGACTTCCATAAATACAAAAGAAGTAGTGATGGTGTTAGGGCAAGATGCAAGAATTGTAGAAAGGAATATTATATTTTAAACGCTGATAAAGAAAGAGCGAGAGTTAAGAAATATTATTCTGAAAATTCGGACAAAGTTAAAAAATATCAAAAAGAGTATGGAAGAAATAATAGGGATTTAATTAATGCCAGAGAAAGAAAGTATAAGAAGAACAAAAGACATACTAACGAGGTTTTTTTAATAAGTGAAAATATATCTTGTTTAATAAGAAACACCTTAAAGCTTTATAACCATAAGAAAAAATCAAAAACAAGAGATATATTAGGTATTGATGCTAATGAATTTAAAGACTACCTAAACAACAATCCTTATGGGTTTACGTACAATGATAAAGAAATAGATTTAGACCATATAGTGCCAATAAGCAAAGCTAAATCGCAAGATGACGCAATAGCTCTAAATCATTACACAAACTTTCAACTACTTCCTAAAGAGTATAATAGGAATATTAAAAAAGATAATGAATTTGATAGAGAACATTTTGAGCAGTGGCTAAGTAAAGCTAATTGTATTTAGTTTATTTTTTACTTCTTTCTAATCTTAGCAACCTTTTCAACTGCCCTAGCACCATAATATCCACTATATGCTAGTAACAACAAAGAAGATAATAAATCTATCCACTCAGAAGCTATTTTAAATCCTTCTAAGGCACTATCTAGTATAATGTAGATAAATAGTGTTAATGTAAGAAAAGCTAGGCTTAAAGGTCTTATATTCTTACTTAGCCAACTATCAGAGGTCATATCAGATTGCCAACGTTTAGTCACTTCCTGCATCTCTATAACGTCTTGCTCTAGTTCTTTAACTAACATTTCTTTTTCTGCTTCTGTTAGTTCTTTACTGCTACCAATAGCATTTAATATATCAGAAACTTTACCACCAGTAACTGCATCAAATATAGGAGATACTTTTTTACCAGTCTTTACAAGACTTCTTAATAGATTACCAAAAAAAGTACCTTTGCCATTGTTTTTTAGTTTTTTGTTTTCCATATTAGTATGTCCAAATTACTTGTTGAGATTTGTCTTTATCGTCATCAACGTGAATAAATGTGTCTGCAATACCTATACGATTAAAACCAACTTGTATAAGTGCATTTAAAACTTTGTATCTAGTTCTACTATCAGTTGCTTTTATATCTACTGCTAAACCTTTAATATGACTTGAGGTAGGGTTTTTTATAGACTCTGGATGTTCTGGACTTCTGTAAGCAGAATTAATTACAAATGGTACTTTAGCAAACTCCCTAGCTTTGTCTAGCTTAGCAAGGAAGTCTATATCCATTTTATATTCTACTTCTTTAAAGTATTTTGTCATCGTTTTTTTTACCTAGATTGTAAATTTTCATAACTGTATAAACAATTGATGCTAAAAGTAAAGTTAATTTTAGCCATTGTTCTATATCAGAAAAACTAACCATAAAGGTTATAAAGTTTAAAGCACCTAATTTTATATCTTGCATATCCATCTGTTAATTTTTAGGCACTTCTGCGTTTCTTGGATATCCATAAAATTGATGTGCTGCATTGTCAGCAGGATAAACTTCATTACTTCCAAAGTCTAATTCATCTGTACTTATAACATCATAAGCCCAACCATCATAATATACAGGATGCTCAGGGTCTGTTGTCTTAGCAGGGTCTATTACCTTTCCAATATTTACAACACCTTTTGTTCCGTTAATGTATTGCATTGACGTAACACCTTCTATTGTTATTTCTTCCCAAACGTTGTTATCTATTAAGACTTGTTTGCCTTGTTGTTCTGTATCAAAAACTAATTTGTATATGTGCATTTTATATTGTTGTTAAAGATTGTAATTCTGCATCTGTTAATGCTTCTTTGTAGACTGCTAGTGCTTTTGCTTTTCCGTAGAAAGGATTTGCTCCATTAGTGTCAAAGCTTAAATTATTTAAATTTGACAAAGATATTGGAGATGTTGATGTAAAAATTTTACTACCATCAACCCAAAAAGTAATGTCATTATTTTTATACTTTAA